AAGCGCGAGCGCATCGCAAGGAGGTCGCGGAGGATCGCACCTGGACCCACGCTCGGAATCTGATGATGGTCGCCGACGAGGAGCAAACGGCAGCCATCGGGGAGGGCCGCGAGAAGCGCAGACATGAGGCGGACATCCACCATCGAGACCTCATCCACCACGACGAGATCGGCCTCGAGCGGCTTGTCCTCGTTGCGCCCAAAAGCGAAGCCGCCGGTGTGGTCCTGGTAGAGCGGCTCGAGGAGGCGGTGGATCGTTGACGCCTCGCGCCCCGAGCTGGTCATCAGGCGGCGAGCCGCCTTGCCGGTCGGAGCGCAGAGGGCCACCCGGAGTCCGTTCGCCTCGGCGGCAGTGCAGATAGCGTCGGTGGTGTAGGTCTTGCCGACACCCGCGCCACCGGACATCACCGCGACGCGGTGGGCGGCGATGCCCTCAAGCGCACGGCGCTGCCCTTCGTTCAGGGTCGCGATCTTGCTCGCGGCGAGCGGGCTTGCGAGATCGAGCCGATCGCCTGCGGGTTCCGCGAGATCCGAGGTCAGGCGTCGCATGACTTCGAGCTCGACTTGCGCCAGCTTCGCGTCGGCGATCACCTCGCCCTCGGAGGTCGAGTGCTCGACGATCGCCCCGAGGCGGATCATCTCGTCGATCGAGTCGAGGATCAGCGCCTCGGCATCGAGGGTGTCGGGCCGGAGTTCCTGCGTAGCCTCGTGGATCAGATCCTCACGCCGAGTCCAGGTGTGTCCTTGAGTCGCGATCCGGTCGAGGCAGTAGGCGAGGCCAGCGGTGAACCTCTCCGGGCTCGTCACGTCGCGACCAGATCCGAGCGCAACGGCGTCAACGGTGCGGAAGCCGAAGCGCGGCACCCTTCCGATGAGCAGGTAGGGGTCGGCGCGGACGATCGCGGCGGCGTTCTCGCCAAGCTCGTCCACGATGGTCTGCGCTTGCGATGACGACCACCCGAGCTCGACGACCTTGGCGAGCGCCGAGTAGGCCGAGCGCCGAGCCTGCCACTCTTCGGCAGCCTTGACGACTACCTTGCGCGGAACCTTGGCGCGCTGGGCAATCTCGGCGGACCAGTCCTCGAGCGCCTTGCCTAGATCGCCGTCACGCGAAAGCGTGAGCGCCGTCGTCACGATCTTCTCGGCTCGCTTCGCTCCGATGCCGGAAAACTCGTCGCGGCTTGCGATCAGATGGATCAGCGCCTCCGGCGACTCGTCCATCCTCACCAAGCCCGTCTCAGCCTCGAACTGCGTGCCGTACTTGGGGTGCTGCGTCCAAGTGCCGGTCAGCTCTACGGTGTCGCCAACCTCGGCGAACACCTTGCCCGCGAAGCTGACCTCGTTCGGCGCGGCATCAGTGCGGAGTTTTCCGGCCATCCAGCCGGTGTCCGCGTTCGAGTAGAAGACGCGGGTGACGTTCCCGCTCAATACGGTGGGCATGATCTCCTCCAGGTTGTAGTTGCTGGCGGTTGCCAGCGGTCGGTCGATCGTAGCCGAGCGGCTACTCGGAGTCGCTCGGTGTGCGGTACTTCTTCGCGGCCATCTTCAGCAGCGTCCCAGCCATGAGCTGCGCCTCGGCGCGAGTCCCCGCGAGGTAGACGGGGACGGATTGAGCCACGGTGACTTCGGCGACGAAGCCGAGCAGGGAGTTCGCAGCGACGCGATCGGTCACGCGCTTGGCGTGGAAGTCGCGCACGCTCGCCTCGATGACGACTGCTCGGAAGTCGTATGAGCGCAGACGGTCCAACTCGCGGTAGAAGCGGCGGCGGTGGTGCAGGACGGTGCCGATCCAGTCGTCGAGGCTCTTGCGCTCGATCGCCACGCGAGTCTCGAGCCCTGCGACGGAGTAGTCGCCGCTCTCGAGTTTGCGGCGCTCGGTCGCGATACCCGCGATGCCGTCGAACGTCCACGGCGTCTGCTCGCGAGTGTCGATGATGATGCGCGTGGCGGTCGCCATCGTAGAAGGTGGGGCCGCTACCTCAGAGAGAGCGAAGAGGTAGCGGCCCCGAAGGGAGGAGGACCAGATCCTAGAACGGGACCTCGCTCTCGTCCACCCCTGCCGCCTGACTGCCGGACGGCGGCGGGGGAGTCGGGCGGCCAGGCGTGGCAGGCTTGCCGACGATGGCCTTAGTGGCCGACCCGAATCGCTGACGCATCTGCGCGAGGAGGTTGGGGTCGGCGGGCTTGAATCCTCCCCCGCTGACCTTCGGGCTGTCGGTGTCGGCTTGAGGCCAGTCGGCCTTGTAGCTGACGCGCCCGTTGTACTCTTCCTCCTTCACCGTGACGATGCAACGGCCCGAGGGCGGCGGACCCTCGAGCGCGGTCCAGTCGCCGTCCCAAAGTCCGGCGGCGACGAGGCGCTTGATCGTCGCATCGTTCAGGCTCCCGTCCTTCCTGACGATGAACGCGCGGTGATAGGTCGTGTAGCCGTCGGGCCAGACCTCGGACCAGACCCCGCCCTCGTCGACGTGGTACTGCTGGACGACCTCCAGCTCGTAGGCGATCGCGGCGCTGCCGCTGTCGTACTCCTCGAGGGTCCAGGACTTGGGGGTAACTCGGAAGGTTCCTTCTCGTTTCAGCATGGCCGTTTCCTTGTGGCTAGGGGGTGATGATGTTGAGGTGATGCCAGATGGCAGCGGCATCGAAAAGGTCGAAGTCGAGCACCAGCGAGGCTGTGCGCGACTTCGCGATGTGGGTCGGGAGTTCGGTCGTGTAGATCGAACGGGTCCCGGAGCCTTGGCCCTTGCCGTCCTTGACGTGGACGTCGTAGGCCAAGAAGAGGACGTGGTCCGCCCAGTTCTTCACGCGATCGCGGATGCTCCCGCGCCGCTTCTTGTCGCCTGCGTAAAGGTGGGGCTCCCAGCGCAGGAAGTCCTCCCCGGCAGGGTTGGGCACGGGGGTATCGACCTCGTGCGCGAGGAGACAGACGTTCAAGCCAAGGGCGACGAGCCGGTCAAGGTCCGCGAGGAGTCCGGTGAACTCCTCGTACACGAACTGCCAGCCCTTGCCCCAGCCGAAGCCCTCGATCGACTCGACTCGCTGGCCCTTCTCGGTAGTGCGCGTCGCGATGACGTGCTCCTTGGCGAGTTCCTCCGCGACGGTCGCAGTGTCGATCACGACGCTGCGAACGCCATCAGGAGGAGATGCGACAAGGGCGGCGAGCTTGCCGCGCAACTCCTTCCACGAGGTCGTCGTGGCATCGCGGGCGACAGGGAGGGACAGGCTGCCCTGCTCGAGGTCGATGAAGAGAGCGCCGGGAAGGTAGGCGGCGAGCGTGGACTTGCCGATGCCGCCGGTGCCGTAGATCACGATGCGCTGCGCGGCGGAGGCCACGCCCGTCGTGATGGAGAGCGCCTGGGCGTCGGGCACGGTCGCCCGAGGCGACGCCTTATCAGCCGAGGCCGAGCGCCCCGAGGGCGCAGGTTTCGGCGGGGGAGGTGCAGACTTGGTCATGCGATTCGATGTGCATGGGGTTGAGGTTACTTCGCCGAGCTGCCAGTCAGCTCGGCGTGCGCGGTGTCGCGACGGCGGTAGCCGTCGGGGAGGTCGTGCCCGTTCGGCTGCTGATTCGCCGAGCAGAGCGACCAGAAATCGCAGGTGCTGTAGCGGTTGCAGGCGTCGGGGTTGCGAGGGTAGGACGAGGTCGGTCGGCCCTCGAGCGCCCGCAGGATCTCAACCTGGGCGGCGATGTCGTTGAGGAGGTGATCGTAGTCGTCCGTCGTGCGGTGGACCTCTCGCCTCCCGAAGTACTTCTCGGGCTGCTCGGTGATGTCGGCGAGCAGGCGCAACCCGTAGAGCTGCGGCGACTCGCGGCCATCGAGGGCCTCCACCTCCTCGGGCATCATGCCGACCTCGTGCCCAGCATAACTGATGACGCCCTTCGTCTCAGCAGCCTCGAACAGCCGCGACATCTCGGCCTTCGGGATCGCCTTCGGGCGGATCGTCGGCTTGCGGACAACATCGTAGACGATGAAGTCGGGAGCGCCGGAGGGGAAGAGGTCGAGACCTCGGCAGGCTAGCGAATAGATGCCGACCTGGGTGTCCAACCGGAGGCGCTGCCAGTAGTCGCCGGAAAGATCAGCGCTCGTCGTCTTGTGCTCAATGATGCCCACGCGCCCGTCAGTCATCCGAACCACGCCGTCGATTTTGCCGCGCAGAGGGATGCCGTCCAGCTCGGTGTCGAACTCGACCTCGGCGGCAAGCATCTCGAGGTCAGTGCCCCAGTACCAGTCGTAGGCAACGGCAAGGGTGACGAGCTTCTCGGCCCACAACTCGGAGGGCGCAGCCTCGCGCACTCGGTCGAACCGCGATGGGTCGCCTTGGAACTCAAGGGCCAAGTGCCACGCGGTGCCGACGGTCAGTGCTTCGTGATCCTCGTCACGGTCGAGTTCTAGGCGAAGGTTGTAGCGCAGTCGGTACTTCCGCAGGCATTCGCGCGCGCAGGCCAGCGCCGAGTTCGTGTAGGTCGTCACGCCTTGACCTCCCGCGACTCCTCACACCACAGGAGGAAGTGATACACGGCGAACTCAAGCTCGCGGGGGGAAACACCGAGCGGCCCCCAAGCATCGGCGAGGAACTCGAAGACCTCGCGCTCGGTCACGTCGTCGCGAAGGTTCGAGGCGCAACACTCGATCAGGTCGTCGGTGATCTGCGGGTCGAGGCGGTCGTAGCTGACCTCGCGGAGCATCGGCTGGCGCAGGCACGCCTCTTGCGCCTGCTCGGCGGTCATGACGGCAAGACCTTGCCACTCGCCACGGGTGAGGAGGTGGACGCCTGCGGTGTTGTGGCGGAACTCGCTCGCGATCTCGCCGATCGTGCAACCCTCAGCCCGGCGCAGCATCGCGATACCGAAGGCGTCACCGAGGTCGCGCAGGTGACGGAGGGTGTCGCGGATGTCGGAATCGAGGAGCATGGACCACGCTTGCGAGGTGGTGATGGTGTTCTTCATGGCAGTCGGTTGGGTTGGGTTGGGTTGCGGGGGCGATTCAGGCGATCCAGCGGGTGACGGAGCGCATCGCACCCGAGGCGGTCTTGAAGGTCCGGGAGGGAGTGGTGTAGCTCACCGCGAACTCGCCGCCCTCCAGCTCCTGCCCGAAGACCACCTCGTAGGACTGGCCCTGCGTGATGACGACCGCCGCGCGGCTGGTCGAGGTGGAGCGGAAGGTTTCGTGGCGGCTGGTGGCTTGGGAGGTCATGGCAGTCGGTTGGGTTCGGGGTTGGGTTCTCGGCGGGGGCTTCGTTCCCCCGACACCCTCACTATCGACCATCCGCCTCGATACGTCAACCGAAAAGCAAAAAAAAGGAGGGCGGCGGGAAGCCCCCCCCGAGGCCCCTGCCGCCCCCCTCGAGCGGGGAGATCATGCCGACTACCCGCGACGGCGGGCGAGCCAGAGATCCAGCGTGCCCGAGGTCCAGAGCGGGCGAGCGCGGCCCTGGCCGTCGAGCGCCACCGCGTCCGGCTCGAGCTCCCCAGCTTCGTAGGCATTGCGGATCGTCATGTAGGACACCTCGCAGCTCCGCGCGGCATAGGTGATCGAGAAGAAGGTCAGCGGCTTGCGAGAGGTCGTGGTCATGGCGTCGAGATAATCGAGGGAAGAGGGCCTCGCCGGTCGCCTCCGAGGACTGGCAACTCGGCAGCAGACGATGAACTCGCGGCAACCCAACACCCACCGGCGAGGCTCGACGATTCTACACCACAGAAGCAACAAGGGAAAGGACGGGCCCGACCTCCAGGCGGCGGCCCAAAAACGACAGCGAAAACGAAGTCCCCCTTGAAAAAAGAGGAGAGATACTATACGCGCGCGCACGCGGGCGCGCCTGCGCGTGCGCGCGCGCTAAGGTTCACCCCTCTTTTTTGGGGCCGTTTTTTTTCGCTCTCCGGACCGCCTGCGGGCATCTTCGTCGCCGCGATCCCCTCGCATCCCACGGCTTCGGTTCTAGCGCCCCTGGGAGCGCCTCTACGGCCCCCAGGGATTGCCGTGGGGGCTCGAGCCGTCATGGAGCCCCGAATCGCTTGGAGGGGCTCCCACAAGGCCCAGCGCGAGCGCCCGTATTCTGGGGCTTGTCTTTTTTTCGGGCATCGGCATACTGCCCGGCATGAACAACCTCACCCGACAGTTGCAGCTCGCCGCCGATCGACTCGATCTCTGCGAGGATCTTCTCCAGCGAACTCGCGAGGAGCTACGCCAAGTGATGGCCTCGCAGCCTTCCTCGAGCGCCTCCCCGACCACCA